GTTCTTTTCTGTAGGAAAATCTTGTGCCTCTTCCGCGGTGATTAAACCTTTAAGTACATCAGGAAAAGCATCTCGCAGCGCAAAGCCACGCGCACGCATCTGTAACATGCGCTTTGGATAGCTAGTCCACGGACCTTGTTTACCCCATAGTCCGGCGCGTTTAGCATCTCCAACGCTGAACCTTGCTGTAACCGGCTGTCTGTTCTTGCGACGGCAAGTGCATACTGCGGTGAGATTGTCCGTACCTTCGCCTTCCATTGTTTCGTCGACTCCCTCACACACTGGGCTTGCTTGCACTAAGGCTAACGCTGCATCACCATATACGCTTGGTTTACCATTGATAACCGCAATGTTTTGCAGTGCTTGCATGGGTGCTAGACCGATCTCCATGCCCCACTGCACGCATACCAAAATATCTTCTGGCTTACCCTGATACGCACGCGGAACCATACTGCTTGCGGCAAGAGTCTTACTGAACTCCAGCGCCTCTGTCATTGTCTGCGGTGTAAAACCTTGTCTTGTTGTAATGTTCATTTGATTGCCTCGATTTTGATTGTTGTTTGACGTACTGAATACGCTGGTTTAGCCGGTACAATTTTTTCCGGCACTGCTTTGTAATTACGCATTGGCCAATTGACACGCCACTGTCCAGCAATACCACGCTCATATGGACCAAGCATATCTTTCAGCGCTGCCTCTGCTTTAGATCTGCGTGCCTCGGCATCTTCCATGTCACGTTTGGCTTGCTTCATTGCTTCGATGTGATCCTCTGCCTCAAACGGCAGTGTGATTACGGCGGCATCACCGGCATCTGGATACATTCGATCAGCATCTTTACTGTTTTGCGGTGGGTAATAATCAACCGCACCGACATCCTTAAAGTGCTGTAGCTTTTTCTGAAACTCAATTACTGCATCAGCAATCCTAGATACCGTTGCTGCATGTGGAGCAAACAGAAAGATCCGCATCTCAATGCCTTGGTACAGCACGCAGACAGCGCCCCATTTAGATTCGACAATATCCATCTGCGCCTGTAACTGGATTGGTCCACGGTGCAGCGCTGGCGTATCCTCCGGTGACATGCTAGTAGCCTTTGCCTCAAGCACACCAACGCCATCAAGCGTAATACTGTCCTGTCCAATAACGTAAATACCTGCCTCAACATCAGTGGTAATCACTTGACCGCGGCCATCGGCAGTGCCATCTAATGAACAGCACAGTGGTAGTTTAGAGTGATACCGCGCCTCTGGATGATCGGTAACAAGATCAACTAATTCCAAACGCTTTGCTGCCTCGGCAAGAATCATTGGTTCAAGCACGTTACCCCATGCCATTGCCTCGTTGCCAATGTCTGGCCGTGGCTCACCTTTAAGCGCACGGATACTAAATTGCAACTCGTCGTTGGGGCTATTGTATTTGCTATAACCAAGCAGCGATGGCAATCTGCTAGCAGACATCATTGTGTCTGGTGTTACTTTGCTGACCATGATTAACCTTTCACCAAGTAATATTGTTTAACGGTGGTACTACCGCTACGTGTTGGCACGTTGATAAAAATACCGGAAATTTTTTGTCCCTGTTTTTTGAGATCATTGATACGACTAGCCAACCTGGTAACACCATAGGACTGATACGCTTCCAGGCTAGTAATAGTGCCGCGCTTTTTTAGGTGTTCAAGTATCTGCTCTGTCTGGCTCATTTGGTGATCCCCAAAGTATGTTTTTCAAACTCAACTAAATGCGGCACTGCACACTTGCGTAAGCGCATATAGTCCTCGTAGTCAATGCCAGCATCAGCAAGGTAATTGCGGTGCGTTGCAACGACATCTACAAGCTGCGGTGTCTTACTGTAGTGTCCCCAATCTGGCGTGAAATCGTCATCCAAGATGTAACGTCCACGGCCACGCAGCCACGCTACTGCTGTGTCAATCTTGGCCTTGCGTGCATCAGGATCTTCTGACTTGATTGCTCTGAATGTGACTAATTGATGGCCATCTGGATCAATGTAGTCACAATTAAAAACAAAGTAATCTTTGGCAGACTGTGCTAATTGTTCTAATTTATCTTTAATCATTCGTTCACCTGTCTAATCATCCACAACTCAATTGCTGCGTCGCATCGGTTTCTAATCTCTTGCAAGATCTCGACTGCCCTTGGCATATCAGGATCTCCGCTAGCTGCTGTTGCCTTTACATAATCCGCATATAACCGTGGGAATGCCACGGTATACGCTACCGGCTTTTCTTCTTCCATTAGATCCTCCGTAGTAGTAGTGCTACTTGGCTAAGTGACCACACTTTATTCCCAGTGCGCGTGGGTATTGCTCGTTGAGACAGACCGGCTGCGACATCTCTAAGTGTCTGCGCACCGCTGTCTTTAATCTCGCGCACGATTGGCGCAATCTGTTTGGCATATGCCACTGCCTCAGAATGTAGGCGCTGCCCAACGACACCGCCACCTGCGTGTGGGTTTGGGCATCCAAGCTTTTGGCCACGTGCCTTTGCTGCCTGTAACGCGGCCTTGGTTCGCTTGCTGATCTCTTCGCGCTCATGCTGTGCAAACACAGCGCGGATACCAAACTCAAGCGTGCCAGCGTGTGGCATGTCAGCGGCCACAATGTCAACGCCAGCCTTGCGCAGTGTGAACAAGAACGCTGCGTCGCGTGACAGACGGTCAATCTTGGCAATGAGTAATGCAGCGTCTTTATTGCGGCACTCTTCTAGCGCCTCTTGCAAGCGTGGCCGGTTATCGTTCTTGCCTGACTCAATCTCGTGGTAGCGGCCGATAATGTCTGCTGCGTATGGCTGCACTAGCTTTTGCTGTGCCTCGAGTCCGAGTCCACTGCGTCCCTGGCGCTCGGTGCTGACTCTGAAGTAAGCGATGTATTTCATATCAACTCCTGTGTATCGGTGGTTGTGTATAGCGTTGTGCTACACTTGGATCGCAATATAAGTTAGCTTTCCAACCCTGTCAACAGCGGAGTATTTCGCTATGCAAAACAAACGGATGTATACGATTAGACTGCGAGACGAGGTGCGCACACTGCTAGAACGTGCTGCTAAGGATCAGCGTCGCAGTATGGCTAGCGTGGTGGAAGAGTGTGTAATGCAGGGCTTGGCAGATCGGTACATGGATGTACATGATCGGCTAGATAAGATGCTAGGTGAGATGTGAGAGAGTGCATCTTAGCTTTAGACCTTGGCACGACTACTGGCTGGGCTGTACGTACAGTGTCAGGACAGATTGCCCACGGATACGCAAGCTTCAAGGTAGGCAAGGGCGATGGCCCTGGTGTGCGATACCGTAAGTTTACAGATTGGTTAGTATCGTTTCCACACACACCGCAGTACGTCTACTATGAGGGCGTTGTGCGACACGTTGGCACTCAGGCTGCGCACGTATACGGTGGGCTGCAAGCGATCCTGCAAACCCATTGTGAATTGAATAAGATTATCTATACACCAGTGCCAGTTGGCACAATCAAGAAACATGCGACAGGCATGGGTAACGCTGGCAAGGCAGAGATGATTGCGGCCATGCAGTCTAAAGGCCATCCGATAACCGATGACAACGAGGCCGATGCGTTGGCCATACTGTATTACGCACTGGATCAACATGAGTGAGTGTTTGGGCTGCGAGAATCCAACGAAGGTGACGCTACGTACTGGAACGGTGGTTTGCAATACGTGCGAGGAATGGAGGCTAGAGTGTGAGGCTAGGTGGGCATTAGACACGCTGCCAGACAGACCGGAGAAAAAGAAAACCAAGAAACTGCGGTTAACTAGGGGTCAGTACCTAGAAGATGTGAAGGCTTCCAGAGGGGTGGATCAATACATGCGGCTACGATCCACCATGTTGGCAATACTGTCTGACCAGAAAAATTCACGCACGTTCTAAAATGCTTTGCCAGGCTGAGTAGAATTCCAGCGTCATAAAAATTGACCGCGGCCAATATGTGGTAGACGACCACGCAAACCGCTATTGTGCGCAGCCGCATTTGCTCATGTTAGTTAGCACGCACTAACAAAACAGCCAATCGCGCACCACCCAACACAGATCACGCAATGCCGCACGCTATAACGCGCCACAATCGCGTATAACGCACGCAGTGCAGAATTGGATACCTAAGCATAGGCAATCTTTAAAACGTCTTATATCGCATTTAAATCGATCTATTCAATTTGTCCACGCAATCAATGGGCGATAGCACGCGCTACGCTGTCCGGTATTGAGACGCGCGTGCGCATGCCTTGCCGTTATAAGCAAAGCAAAAAAAAGCCGCGGTAATCGCGGCCTGTGGTGTTTTGTGTGGTATTACATGGTCACTTATCTGGCCAAAACGCATCTTTTATTTGGGCATCAGTAGGTTCATTCAGCGCCCACCATTCTAAATGCCCGTACCTTTCATTCCGCACCGCAATATCGTACAGAATTACATCAGCATGGGGCGATTTAAATTTTACAATCTGGCCTTCAAATTCAGGCCGCATCGGTGCATTAGTGCCAATCATATTTCCCCCTATTGCAAAGTAAAAAGATACTCAATAAACGCTGCGAACAGTACCGCAGCGCTGAACAGTGCGACGCCAAGATCCGCATTCATGGTTTCACTCGATTAAGATAGGCCATTGCATCGGCCTTGCTGTTAAAACGGCCTGAGATTGGCGTGTGGTGCGCTCCGCGCACGATGTACCAACCACCCAAAAGCTTGTTATGTACGATTTTGATCATAATCTGCCCTTTCAGTGCATTGCATAAGATATTGTCTCTTTACGATCCCAGCATGCGCGACAATCAAGGCATGCACCGCCTTGTTTGCTTGCATTGCAATCTGTACCAATAGGTTTTGCAGTGTGGACATTGCTTGCCGCGATGCCTGCGATGCCTTTTAAGCTTGCAGGAATGATCACAGGTTTGTCAGGATACATTGCAGATAATCTAATAACGAGATTCTGCGGTATAGCATTGCGCCCATGTTTGGCGATATAAGCTTTTACCATGCCGTACTCGCGCGTAGGTAACCAATGGCGCGTTTTTGGTGTGGCATTGCATACCGCTACAATCTTTTCTAGGTGTTCAAGGTCTTGCAGATCGCCCGAATCATGCCACCTGAAAAAAGCATCGGAACCTATTAGATTAACCATTGAATCGATCCACAATGGATCGTTGATAGATTCTAGGCGTGCATGCTGCGCAGGTTCGATCGTCGCAGCGTACATTGCATAGAATCCTTTGTTAGCGTAGCAAGATGCGCACACACTGCCAGCCATTTTT